ATCATTGCCATCTAAGCATAAACCATTCAGCATCTTTTTGACTTTCAAATATAAAGTCTCTGCCTTGACGTTCATACGATCCTTTACAATTGTCTTCTAACCAACACAGAATTTCAACAGCCTGTTCATTACTACTATAAGTTGGTAACATAACCCGAGTCCAACCTATACCTTGTAACATTCCCCAAAGTATTTCACGGTCTATCTCATTGGCCATTTGATTGCCGGCCTTATTGAGCATTTCTTCTTCTAGTGTCATCCCCACCTTAACATAAAATAACTAGCATTACTATCATTGTAAAAAGTAAACATTGTTTGTTTTGGAATCTCTCCTATCATATTATCCCATTGACTTTGATTGTAAGCAAAATCAAAATCAACACCCTGAATCCATCCCAATTTTCTTAATTCAATAACTATACCTATGGTTGTTGCGGCATCAATGTAAAGTATTACTTGTGCCAATTCACCCCCACCTCAAGCTAAAATAGATAGCATCACGTTCATCTTTGAAATAGAAGTCCATATAATCTTCCATTGGATGAGTGGTAAATTTGTCTCCCGGCAACCCGTACTGTTCCATTGCCCAAGCACATGTTTCATTCCAACTAATAATAGTGTCACCTTTTTTCCAAGGGATTCTAACTCTAGTAGCCTGCGATATGAAGGGTATCTGCGATTTGTCTTTTAAGTTCTTCATTTTTATGAAATTTCAATGCCCATTGCTCTGGATTAATATAATCATTAACCATCTTAAGTTGATCTGGCTTTAATGTCTCTAAGAATTTTATGCCGCTCTCACTACAATATAACATCCAAGGACTAATCTTTCCTACTGTAATCAATTGACATATACGATTTGGATTGCCATATCTTAAATAATCTCTAGGCTGTATGTTATCTTTTTCTGCCCAATCAATTGTAGTTTCTACACTACGATGAATGGCATCAAATGCATCTTCTACTCTAATATACTCAGTTAGGTATTTAGTATATGTAGTATCACTACACCAATTGTCAATCTTAATCTGATTTTTTAATAACCAATCTACAAATCTACTGACATTGATCGTGTTTACATTGACACAGTAATTACCAAACTTAACAAAGGCAATATAGTATGCGCTCTTAACAAATTCTTCGTAGGTCTTTTGTTTTTTACTTGCTGTATTCTTTTTATAGAACTGAACCCATGCTTGAAATCCAATACGATTACCTTGTTTATCTTTGCTTAACCATCTATCTTTGGTTTCGCACATGTGTTTCATTATCGTGCTTTCACGTAGGAACTCACGCTTACAAAACTCACAGCCAAACTTCAGTGGCTTATCAATTACCAAGGTCTCTTTCATATTCCCGTATCTGTTCTTCTGTTATAACTTCACTCATTACTTCAATGTCAGCCTGCTTCATGTTAGGAAACAACTCTGCTAAACGACATTTCTTCTTATGATTTTCTACAAAGACCTGACTTACTTCTTCAATGTCACTTGCGTTTGCTTTGGGATATATCTTTTTGTAATATTCTCGTATATCTTTAATCTTTGCAGGTGATTGCAATCTGCTTACTTTAAGACTGATGTTAGGGATCCATTGATGAAACTGTTTACCTAATCCAGGACTTGCCGCACATAACATAAACCATTGTAGTTTAGGATGCTTATAAACATATTCATTAAACAAATATTTGTTAGCATGATAATCAATGCTTTGTAAGTAATAGTTCTGAACATCACCTGAGCCTTTGACCGCGCTCATCCATTGAATCAACATGAAGGGCACAAACTTCTTGCGTTGATTCTCACTTAATCTGTCATAGTAACCATAGTCTTTTTTATCTAATGCCGCAAGTGCACCAAACAAGTCAAAATCTTGACTTTCCAATTTTTCATCTTGTGGTACAGTAGGTTTTTTTGTTGCCATTAGAATGCCTGTGAATAATCTATAATCTCGCAGTTACGACTAATCTCTTTAACAAAGTATACACATCTTGGTTTAGGACCATCATCAATGGGTACGCATAAGAATTGTCCGTTCTTTAATCGAGGAGCATACCATGTTACATCATGGTAAATGTCTACAATCTCAATAGGTAAGAAGCTAGGACTGAAACTAGTTAGTGGATTGAACTCAAATGAATTAAACCCTCTATCATTAATACTAGTAAGAGGTAGTGTTTCTAAGTCACCGTGTTCTTTTTCACCAATTAATATTTGCCAGTCTACTGGCATCTTAATTATCGCTTCTCCGATTTTTAATACTAGTGCCGGGGCACTAAATGATTCTAAAAAGATTAATGGAATATAATGATAGTCTACATTTTGTGGATTACTATTGTCTAGTATTGCAAAGCGAAGGTCATCGATTTCTTCTGGTAGTGTTTCTAAATTATAAAATTCGTTTTCAAGTGTTAATATACGCATGTTGTTATTATAACATATTTTTATCGGTAAGTCAACTTTTCCAAGTCAAACGGGTAATTTGCTTCTTTATAGAACGTTTTACGTTGAGTTAAATGTCGTTTTGCAAATTTACAACTACTGGTTATGTCCCAGATTTGTACAAAATCTTTATCTTCTGCTTTTCGAATTCCTCGACCAATACTTTGAATGACTCGAACAAAAGATTTACCGGGTTCTATTAGAACCAGATTAAAAATCCGAGGTATGTTAATACCAACAGCAGCCACACCATAAGTCGCCACAATAATTTTGTTCGTACTTGTTGCAATTTCGTCATATTCTTCCTTTCGGTCAATCATATTAGTAGCACCACTGACAAATACGCTATTTGGTAATCTACTAACAATTTCTTTACCTGCATTAACTCTATCTACTAGAATCAATACATTACCGCTTTCTTTAATTTTAAGAATCAATTCAGCAATAGCATCAAGCCTATGAGTATCTTCAAGCAAATGTTTTAACTCACTTTGATAATTACTAAACTCTACTTCATCTTTTAGTTGTACAATATTCACGTGACATTGTGCTAGTACACCCTGATCTTGTAACTCACTTGCTGATAATTTACTAATGACAGGACCTAGACTAACGAACAAAGACTGTGCTTCAAATTTTGCTTTAGGAATAGTTCCCGTCAATCCCCAACGAATAGGTACTTTAGAAAATACCCCAGTAAGCAATGTTTTCAATGCATCTGCTTTGGCCATATGAACCTCGTCAACCATGACACAAACCACACCTTCAATGAAGTCTCCGATTTCAACTTCTGCTTCACCTGCTTTTGTTTTCTTAAGCATATTGTTAAGACTCTGCCAAGTACAGATTGTATGTGTTTTGTTATACTCTTTACGATCACCAAAGTATACACCAACGTCTAAACCAAGATTAATGTAATCTGCTTCGGTCTGTGTCACTAATGACTTGTTCGGAACAATAACAATACTACGGCCATATTGTTCTACGCTGTGACTGAGTGTGGCTGTCATCAATGTCTTGCCTGCTCCGGTAGCAATCTCTTGTAATGATTGTGGATTCTTTAGAAAGTTGTTAACAATACTTATTTGATAATCACGCAATACAACTGGTTGACCTTCGATGGGATGACCTTTAGGCCAAGTCTTGTGTTTGAATGTCTCTTCGGACACTTCAGTGAATTGAAACGTTGTAGCGTAATCTCTAGTATCATCTAGTTCAATATCATACCCTGCTCTATCAAGTACAGGTAATATTTCTTCTAGTAAATTAATATAGGTGCTGCCTGCTAAACTGAAATAACTAACCTTACCATTCCACCTTCCCAATCGTACACTAGGAAGATAACGTGCGCCGGGTATTTCATACTCAAACATTTTCATAAGTGCCTTGCGCTCACTCAGTTCGAGTCCTTCAATTTTTACATTGACCTCATCCTTAACTATAATTTTACATTGTTTCATTTAATATCTATTGGTTGGGAATTCACTAACTGTACTATTTTGCCGGCCTTGATTGGTTCATCGTAGCTAGGATCTCTACTGGTTCTAAATCTAAATACGACCGGGAACTTATAATTATTAGCCTCTATAGTCTTTAAAGTATAAAGCCATTTAGTTTCAAGGTCAATTTGTATACCGGCAAGTGTTAAACTGTCTCTAAGACTTTTTCTAATATCAGCTAATATTTTATTACCAGTAAACACTACATAGTCACACCCAATTTCTGTTAGCCAGGGTACTATATTTAGTACCTCAGTTACTTCCATTTCATAAAAACGATTGGATATGAATGTTTGCTTTTCATCATTAATGTCATATAATGATTCATCAATATGCACTCCATGATAAACTAATTTAGATATTGTAGTTGGTGTAGTGTCTAACACCATGTCACCCAGTGCTTCATCTAATTGCTCAGTAGTTGCTACAATAAACAAATTACCATTAATTTTAGTAAGTGTGGGTTGCCAATACTTAATGTCCTTATATTCTTTTATTGTGTCAAGTAAATCAATGACAATATTACAATAGTGTACCACTTTAAAAAACTTATTAGCGGTATATACTAATAATTTTAATGAATGGGTGCTGTACTCTGCGCTATATTGCTTGAGTTCTTTATTCCAAACAAAGGTGTTTGCATCTTCTTTTCTAAACGCATCAATAAAATTCTTGTTGTATGGACATTTGAAAATAATTAGATTACCCTCAATGGACACATGGCCGTCAGTATATTGCGGAACACTTTCAATTACCTTGCTGGTCCATGGTAAATAAATTAGTTTATCTGCATCCAATTCATTTTTACTTAACTGTCGTCTATATTTGTATATGATTTTATAAAATAATTCTACCTGATTAGTAGTTACCTGTTTTAATACTTGTAGGCTTTCAACAAACCTTTTGTCAAATCTGCTAAGACTAATATTTCCCACCATATAGTGGGCAACATGTTCTGCTGTTTTTAGCTCTACCATTTTTATATTATATAGATTGTTTAAATCATTTGCAAGTATAAAGGAAAAAAGGGGACCGTAGTCCCCAAAAAATCAAGAAGAAATTTATCGAAACGGACTTATTGTCATTGCCGTTACGCACACTGCAGGGGTTATGCCTTCATACAAGTTGTCTTAGCAAGATTCTTCCAGTTGTTGGGACTGATCTTCACCAAGTCTGCAATCTTCAAACACATACGCAAGGACACTTCACGCAATTT